TCAAGCACACTTCAAGAAGTTTCACTTGTAACAGATCCAGCAATTGACAGCGCACGAGTGGCTGAGGTAGCAGCAAGTGAAACACCCGAGAATTCCGAAGCAACCGCTGAGGATACAACAACAGAGGAGAACAAAGTGTCAGAAATTACTTCTGAGGCTCCTATCGCAACCGAAGCGGTAGAAGCAGCACAGGCTTCAGTTGTAACTGCTCAATACATGGCTTACACAAAGCCTCGTGTTGATACAAATGTTACAGCAGGACAATATATCAATGCACAGGTTCGTGCTATCCAAGGCGACACCGATGCTCGTGATTTAGTTGCAGCACTACAAATTGCAACAGTTTCAGAGAACACAGGAACAGTTCCACCAAATTACCTTCGTGATGTTATTGGCGTAATTGATGATTCACGCCCATTCATCAACAGCATCGAGCGTGCACCGCTTCCTGTTTCAGGAATGAAAGTTTTCACTCCAAAACTAGGAACACAGGCAACAGTTGCTCAAACCGCTGAAGGTGTTGAGTTTTCATCAACAGATACAACTGTTACATTCCAAGAGGACAACATTGTTAAGTTTGCTGGAGCAAACATTGTAAATGTTGAACTATTTGATCGATCCGACCCATCTTTTGCTGACCTATTGGTTCGTGAACTTGCAGCATCTTATGCACAAAAGACAGATGCTTATGCAGCAACAATTGCAGCCGATGGAGCCGGAGCATCATCAGGAACTTCAATTTACAAGGCTATTGCTGATGGAATTGCAGATTCTTATGGCGTAATGCGCTTTACACCAAACCGCTTGATGGTTGCACCTTCAGGTGGATACACAAACATCGATTTTGCCAACTTGCTTGGTGCCGTTGATGGTTCATCTCGTCCACTATTCGCAGCAGCCGTTTCACAAATTGCCGGTGGTTTAATTACACAGGGCAGCACAAACGGAACAGTTGCAGGACTTGATCTAGTAGTTGATCCTAACTACACAGGAAACAATGTTGGCGATAAGGCTGCATTGGTTTATCCAGCACAGGCAATGCGTTTCCATGAGAGTGGAACAATTGAACTTCGTGCAAATGTGGTTGCTAACGGCCGCATTGAAATCGGACTTTACGGATATGTTTGTGTAGTTAATCGCTACCCAACAGCATTCCGTTCATTGTTCGTAGCGTAATTTAACTGAGTGCCTAGGGTTGCTCCCGATCCTAGGCATCCATTAAGGGAGTAAGGAGATGACATGCCAAGCATAATTACAGCCACCGAGTTGAGATCTGTGCTTGGTGTGTCATCAGCCTTATATGATGATAATTATTTGAATGGCATCATAGACACAAGCGAAGGCATAATTCTTCCAATGTTAGTTACATTTAAAAGCCCAATTGAAAAAGTGTCGCTGACAGATAATGTCGCCACTTTCACTACACTAGGAATTCATGAATTTACCCAAGGACAATCAGTTGTCATCGCAGGATGCGGAAGCCCATACAACGGAACAAGAGTTGTGCTGGCAGACAATCTTGGACAATATACCTTTTCAGCATCGATCACTAATGCCGATTTACTCGAAGTTAATGTCATCCCATCCGGAACTGCTACCCTTTCTGGCGCATCAACTTATGTTGGAGTCCAGCCTGTTCGATCAGCAGTCTTTGCCGTTTCAGTTGAAGTCTTTCAATCAAGAATCGCAGCCGGAGGACAAATAGAGGGTGTTGATTTTAGCGCAACCCCATTCCGTCTTGGCCGAAGTTTATTCAATAGATGCGTTGGTTTATTAGGTGCATACATAGATGTTGAAAGCATGGCTCAATAAATGCCAGCATCAACAATTCTTTCATCAGTTCGCACGCCATTAGCAACTGCTTTAAGCAGCGTTACTGGTAGCGTTTATAGTTATGTTCCTGAAAGCGTTTATCCACCAGCAGTCGTTTTTGTGCCTTCATCTCCGTATCTTGAAATTGAAACAATTGGCAAATCATCTGTTAGGTGTAAAGTCAATATGACAATCACAGCAATAGTTGCTTACAATAGCAACCCAGCATCGTTGGACAATATGGAGCAATTAGTAATGAGTATTCTGGCAGTTATCCCATCGGGGTATGTTGTCGGATCAGTTGAACAACCAACAGTTCAACAAATCGGATCATCAACAATGTTGATTTCTGATATAAATGTATCAACCTATTACACACAGACAAACTAAGGAGCAAGATGCCTACGACAGTTATTACCGGTCGAGATATTACCTTCACCATTGGCGGTAATAATTTCGATGCTCAAGTTACAACCGCAACTTTAGAGTGCGAGAGAAATCGTGTTCGCTACGAAACTTTGGATGGAGCATCATTCAAAGTTATTGATGACAACTGGACATTCAACATCAGCATGCTTGCTGATTGGGGTGCTACCGGATCACTTTGTGAGATCCTTTGGGGAGTTGCCGAGAGCGCACCAAACACAGGTATCTCAACAGTATTTACAGCAGCAACAGGTGCAGCATTTACTTTCCAAATTCTGCCTAACTTTCCTTCAGCCGGAGGAACAGCACCAGATGCACAAACTCTTGATTTGAGTTTCCAAGTTATTGGAACACCAGCAGAATCATTTAGTTAATAAGAAATCGGGAGCAAAATGAAACTAAATATAACAATTGAATACAACTCAGGCGAGCAAGCCACTTATGTAGCCCAACCGCCTGAGTGGGCAAAATGGGAAAAGCAGACAGGACACACCATTGGTCAAGCATCCGAGAAGTTGGGCGTTTGGGATCTTATGTTTCTTGCTTATCATGCACATAAGCGAGAACTTGGTGCAGCCAAACCCATCAAGCCAATGGATATTTGGATGGAAACTGTTGCCGATGTAATAGTCGGTGATGCAGACCCAAAAGCCACCCAGCAGGAAGCCTAAGTAGATTATTGGTTGAGTTGGCAATAGCCACACAAATACCAATGAGCGAATGGGTCGAAGCAGAGGACATTTTAACAGCGATCGAGATATTGGAGAAACGGAATGGCAACTAGCACCGAACCTCTAATAGTCTATGATAAAAGGGAATTAAATTCATTTGCCAAGGTAATTCGGAACATGGGCGATATTGCCGTTCAAGAAACCAAGCGCAGAGTTGGCGAACTGGCTCAAAAAGAATTAACAGAGATTCGCAGAATTGCTGCATCAAGAGGCAAGGTTGCTGATCGTATTGCCCAAGGCGGTAAAGTAAAAAAGTCATCAGTACTTGGTGAAATATCTTTTGGTTTTGCTTCTCAAAAGTTTTCAGGTGGAGCAACAACTCAATTCAATACTCGCAATGATACAAAAGGAAATCGACTTGGTATTGGTGCAGCACATGAATTTGGATCTAAGAATTATCCGCAATTCCCAAGATGGAGTGGGCCAATGCCTAAGGGTTCAGGATCAAGAGGATATTTCATTTATCCAACAATTAGATTTTTGCAACCAACTATAATTAAAGAGTTTGAACAAATCATTTTAGATATAAGAAAAGAGTTTGCTGATGGCAGGTAATAGCAGAACTTTAACACTTGCACTTGCAGCCGATATTGATGGCTTAAAAAAAGGCTTAGATGATGCAAACAAGGTTGTAAATAAATCAGCCGATCAGATTACAGATTTTGGCAAAAAGGCTGCTTTGGCTTTTGCAGCCGTTGGTGCAGCAGCGACAGCATTTGCAATTCAAGCCGTAAAAAATGCCGCTCAAGATGAGGCTGCTCAAAGAAAACTTGAGGAAACAATAAAGGCATCAACCAATGCCACAGTTGCTCAAACTAAAGCAGTTGCTAACTATATTGACCAAACCTCTATTGCAATTGGTGTAACTGATGATGAGTTAAGACCGGCATTTGCCAGATTGGTCAGATCCACTAACGATGTTGAAAGAGCGCAAGAACTTCTTAACCTTGCTTTAGATATTACTGCTGCAACCGGCAAACCTTTAGAGGCCGTATCTAATGCGCTAGGAAAAGCATATGATGGCAATGCAACTTCATTAGGTAGGTTGGGCTTAGGTCTAGATCAAAACATACTTAAATCAAAAGACTTTGATCTTATTTACCAAAACCTTACCAAGACCTTTGGCAATTTTGCAGAAAATGAAGCACAAACTACTGAGGCTCAATTCAGGCGAATTCAGATTGCGGTTGATGAAGCAAAAGAAAGTATTGGTGCTGCTTTATTGCCTTTGGTTCAGCAACTTGCTGCTTTTATTTTATCTACTTTAGTGCCGGCCTTAAATCAATTTGTTGCAGGTCTAACCAAAACTGAATTGACTGCTGGTGAAGCAGCAACAGGAGCATACGAATTTGGGCAACAATTAAGATCAACTATTGAGTTTATCATTACCATAAAAGATGAATTGTTAATACTTGGTGGCATTATTGCAACTGTATTTGTAGCCAATAAAATAATTGCATTTGTAGCAGCAGTTCAAACATTGATTACCGCAATGGTTGCTTTAAGAGCAGCAGCAACCGCTGCAAGCGTGGCAACTGCTTTTGCAACTGGAGGCGGTTCTATTGCTGCCGGTGCCGTTGCTTTGGCTGCTGCTGGTATTGCAACCGGAGTTGTAAGTAGTGCGGTTTCTGGAGGTAATGCTGCAAATACTGCATCAAAGGCTACTGCTGGTCAATTGGCTACTGGAGCAGCAAGGGCTGGCACGACAGTAAATAACATCACAGTTCAATCAGTAGATGCTGAGGGATCTGCCAGAGCCGTTGCTAAGGTATTAAATGACAGCGCATCAAGATCAACCCCACAACTTTACAATTCAGGAATCACTAGGGCTAGATAATGACAGTTTGGACACCTGATTGGAAATTATCGGTTGCCGGTGTTGATTACGAAAACATCACTATTGCCGATATTGCCCATCAAGCAGGTAGAGATGATATTTACACTCAACCAAATCCATCCTATTTACAGGTTGAAGTTGTGGCACTTTCTGGCCAAACCTTGCCGTTTGCAATCAATGATGGTTTGACATTACAGGTCAGAAACAGTTCAGGAACTTTTGTTAGTTTATTTGGTGGAAACATTACAGATGTAACTGTTGAAGTAAGAAATACCGGATCGGTTGCTAATGTAATAAGTTACACAATTTTAGCAATGGGCAGTTTAGTCAAACTTGCCAAAGAAGTTTATACAGATAACTTATCTCAAGATATTGATGGAGATCAAATTTATACCTTACTTTCATCATCATTGTTAAACAGTTGGAATGAAGTACCGGCAGCAGAAACTTGGTCAGGTTATCTAGCAACAGAAACTTGGGCAAATGCTCAAAACATTGGTTTGGGTGAAATTGATGCAGGGCTTTACACAATGTCGAGCCGATCATCCAATCCTGACACAATTTACAATATCGCTTCACAAATTGCTGATTCAGCACTTGGATACATGTATGAGGATAATCAAGGAAACATTGGATATGCAGATGCCGATCATCGCCAAACATACCTTTTGGCAAATGGCTACACCGAACTTTCAGCAAACACAGCCTTGGGTTCAGGTTTAAGGACTTTAACAAAATCAGCAGATATTCGTAATGATATTTACATTAATTATGGAAACAATTTTAATAATCAAGCAACAGCAACGGATACCATTTCAATTGCCATTTATGGTTACAAAGGCGAAACTATTAATTCAGCAATTCATGATGGAAATGATGCTCAAGAAATTGCAGATAGATACATTGATTTAAGAGCGTATCCTTATCCAACTTTTGACAGCATCACTTTTCCAATAACCAATTCAGAGATTGATAATGCTGACCGAGATGCCTTGCTTGGTGTCTTTATGGGTCAGCCAATTCATGTTACAGATTTGCCGTTTCAGATCAATAATGGCGCATTTGAAGGCTATGTTGAGGGATGGCGATGGAGCACTCGATTCAATGAGTTGTTTTTAACTATCAATTTGTCGCCAATCAATTTTAGTCAGGTGGCAATGCGCTGGAATACTGTTCCGGTTACCGAGGCGTGGAACACAATTGGCAACACTTTAACATGGGAATACGCTACAATCGTAGCCTGATAATAGGAGAAAAATGGCAAACACAACCAACTTCGGATGGGAAACCCCAGACGATACAGATTTAGTTAAGGATGGCGCAGCAGCCATTCGAACAGTTGCTGGTGCAATCGACACTTCATTGGTCGATCTTAAGGGTGGCACAACAAATCAGGTATTAGCAAAAAATTCAAATACTGACATGGATTTCAAATGGGTTGCTGATGCTGCTGGCATGACTAACCCAATGACAACAACTGGCGACACAATTTACTCATCAAGCGGTTCAACTCCTGCTAGGTTAGCAATTGGATCAACCGGCAATGTTTTAACTGTTGCAGGTGGCGTGCCAACTTGGGCTGCTCCTGCTGGTGGTGGCAAAGTGTTGCAGGTAGTGCAAGCGACAACCTCAACCTCAACAACAATTGCATCTGATACTTTTACAGATACGACATTAACTGCCAGTATTACACCGACCTCTGCAACTAGCAAAATTCTAGTGTTAGTTCAACAAAGTTTGTATGTGACTAGAAGTGGTGCCTCACACACTCAGTTAAGTCAAGGTAGCAGTTTACAACTTTTAAGGGGTGCAAGTTCTATTTATGATTTTGGTAGTGCTAATGGCGCAAATTCTTACGCAATAGGAATGACAAGTGCAACTATTTCCTACTTACAATTCAAAGACCAAGTACCTTTAATTTATTTAGATAGTCCATCAACAACATCTTCAACCACTTACAAAACACAGGCTAAAGTTACACAAACTTCCTTGAGTGGTGAAGTTATTGCACAAGAAGGCTCAACAAAATCCTCAATTACCTTGTTAGAAATAGGTGCATAATGAATTACTTAACCAAAGCAATTAGACATCTTAAACCAAACGCTCAATTTTCATTTATTGATGAGAATTATTCCACAATTAAATGGGATGTTTTAGAGGGTAAAGCACCAACACAGGTAGAGATTGATGCTGCCATTGAGCAAGTAAAGGCTAATGAAGCACAAGCAATCATTGACAAAGCAGAAGCCAAAGCAAATGCACAGGCAAAACTTGCTGCCCTTGGTTTAACTGTTGAGGATTTGACGGCACTAGGCTTGTAATGAAGCCTTATTTATCAAAAGCAGCCGTTCAACTTAGGGAACAAATTGATGATTGCTTCCCAGAGCGTTTGCGTAAATCTGATGGGTGGATTGGTGATGCTAGACATAGCGCACGAAAGAGCGACCACAACCCAGATGCAACAGGATGTGTGCGAGCCATTGATATTGACGCTCGGCTTTCTGACGACAAAGGGCTTTCAGCATATCTGGCAGATCAAATTCGATCATTCGGGAAATCCAATGGTCGCATCAGTTATGTAATACATCAAAGCCGTATTGCATCCCCATTGCTTGGATGGCGTTGGAGGTCGTATAAAGGAAATCCACACATGCACCATATCCATATTAGTTTTAAAAAAGATCAAGACAACAATTCAGATTTCTTTAACATCCCACTACTAGGAGGCAACGCATGAAACTAACAAATAAACACAAGGCTGCAATTAAGTCATATTTAAGAGCCGTTGCTGCTTCAGGAATAACTGTTGCACTCGCTATTGTGGCAGATATTCACCCAGCCTACGCAACCTTGCTTGGAGCGATTGTTGCACCTATTGCCAAAGCACTTGATCCAAAGTCCGGCAAAGAGGCTGATTATGGAATCAATGCCAAATGACCGCAAACGAATGGGTTGGTATCGCCGTTGGCGTATGCGGAGTATCAACAAGTTTATTGCTGGGTCTGCGTTGGGTTATTAAATCCTATCTAGCAGAACTTAAGCCGAATGGTGGCTCCTCGATCAAAGACACCGTTTCTAGATTAGAATTACAAAATTCTCGATTGGAAAAGCGTGTCGATGATCTGTTCACTCTAATCAGTAAGTCATAATTTTAATTATGGCGAACACACGAAAACCTATCAAACGCAAAAAGATCAATCGTCGCGTAGTTCGCCGTACTCCTGACCCATTATCTAAATTAGATCAATGGTACATAGCAAAACATGAAATGTTTAGAGCAGCGCGAAAGGCTGGATTTTCAGAATCCGTTGCACTCTATTTAATGGATAGCCCTGAATCAATGCCTGACTGGATCGTAGGCGATAAAGGAATTATCCCAACTATTCCTACTCCCGATGAGGATGATGATTAAAGCCAATCGTAGGTATTTAATAACGCCAGACTTGCAGATTCCTCTGCATCACCCTAAAGCAGTATCTAATCTAATTAAAATGAGCAAGCACGAAAAGTTTGATTTTGTGCTAAATGTTGGTGATGAACTCGATATGACTTCTCAAAGCCGTTGGGTAAAGGGAACTAAAACTGAATTTACGGAAACATTAGATCAAGAGCGATCAATTGCCCAAGACATTCTTTTTGACCTAGGCACGACCGACATCATTAGATCAAACCATACCGATCGATTATTTACCACATTACTCAAAGGCGCACCATCCCTCCTAGGATTGCCTGAGTTAGTGTTTGAAAAGTTTATGGCTTACTCAGATCTTGGCATTAGATTCCATAAGCGAGCCTATGAATTCGAGCGTGGGTTTTTCTTGGCTCATGGCGATGAAGGAATTATGTCAAAGCACGCCGGTATAACTGCCCTTAACTTAGCCAAGAAATGGCACTCAGGAGCCAATGGGGGCGTAGTTTGT